CCAAGTATAGTTCTCTCGATGTCATTTTATTACCTCCACAAATACGAGCCGTTTTCTTTATATGATTTATTCCATTTATTCTCCTATGATTATGATTTTATTCTCAATGTGCAACTCCCAACGGGTTCCGTATTTATTCCACGCATCTAAAGCCTTATAGTAATTTATTCCGAAGTATTCAATTTTATTCTCAGAAAAAACTTTATAATACCCGGCAGGCGCTGCAACGGTGACGAGGCACGCACGCAGGCAATGCATCAGCCACTCGCTACCTTTATTCACGCCGCCATCCCAGTTTTCGATTGTTCTTTTTGGTATGTGCAGCAGTTCTGACATCTTCGCTTGCGTGAGCCCGAGTTCCTTTCTTAACGATTTTATTTCAATCATTTTATTTCATCCTCTCTATGCAGGGGGCATCCGCCGCCTGATTTTATTTTAACAATGCGGCGCAATGCCTGAAATGTACTCTAAAGCCTTTGTGAGTTCTTTTTTCTCTGCATAAAGCAAATTTATTCCGGCATCATAGGCGGCGCTTTCAACTTCTTCAAGCCAGCTGTTAAGGTTATCAGTCTCGCTGAAGTCTGCGCAGCCGTCAAATTGAATTTCCGCGCTGATGGTTTCGCCTGGGTTTCTCGTGAAGAAAATCACGGCATTTGAATTATAAGAATGAAATATGATGTTATACATAAATTCTACAGTATCATAGACAACGAGACCGCAGCCGTCTTCTTCCATGTTTGTTCTGATTTCGATTTCATCCGGTTTGTAACCGTAAACCCTGATTTTATTTCTTGCGATTTCAATCGCTTCTTGCATATCTGCCGCTGTTCCGATTTCGTCTTCCTGCGTGCTCTGCACGCTCATAATTTTGTAAGTATTCATTTTATTCTTTCCTTTCTTTTTATACGGGCGGCGAAGTGCCGCCCAATTTTATTTTAGCATTTTATTTTTATTTGTCAAATTCTAACCGGCATCACGACACCCTCAAATGTGTTAGAATACTTTGAATACATCAGCGCCGGGTGGATGCTGTCAATTATGAGAAAATATAGCTCGTTTATGTCGTGGTATTTCTTCAGTAAGTCAATGTTTATATTTGTTTCTATGCCGTCCGCCTGAAGCGTGGTAACGTGCATTTTATTTTTTCCGTTTGTTACTTCTTTGGTGATGCCGGTATACTCTGCTCGGTGGTATTCCGAATTGTCGCTCGGTATGATTTTATTTGTATCAAGCGGCGGGCGCGTGAATTTTTTTGTATCAATATACCAAAAGCAGAAGGGCACCGAGTGCAGCGCGAACCCGTCAAGCGTGACATGAACCTCTTTTTTGTCTTCGTTTACATTCCAATTTATTCTATTAGCTTGCTCTTTGTACATCATAGAAATGATGTCTTTTTGTAATTTGTCGTATTTCATGGTTTTATTTCCTTTCTGCCCGTGTCGCCGATAGCACAGCGTTATTTTTATAAGATTTCTACGATACCTGCGGCAGTCTCTACGAATTGCCCATCGAAGCCAAGGTCACGCCCGAATGCTTCATAGTCAAAGTAATTTTTTAACGCATCCGGTGCGCCGTCCAAATAACCGCACTCTTCAACAACTTCATATGCTACCTCTTCCATTGTATAACATTCCGAATATACGATGCAATCGTCAATTTTATTCAATGCCTCTTCGATGTCGTAACCTTCAGAGATTAACGCGCCGAAGATGTCGCACTCGTACTCGTTCAGGTCTTCCAGCTGCTCTGCGAGTTCGTTCAACTCGTCAATGTTTGCATACTCGCCCACGGTATAACCGAAGTCATTCTCATAGTCTGTTATGAACCATTCTTCTGCTGCCGGGTCAATTTTTTTCTTTGCGTCTTCAATGTCGCACGGGAGAGACACCCAAGCCCCGCAGAGTTCGCCGTTCGTGTATTTGTCTAATGATGTTAAAAAAATTTCGTTCTTCATGATTTTTTCCTTTCTGCCCGGTTTCCGCCGGGCTCGGTTTATTTTTTCAATTTTTTCTCCTTTTCGCGGCTTGTTTGCCGCTGCCCTTTCCTTAAGTTCAATATCATTATATCACCGAATAGGTGACAAGTCAACAGAAAGTTTGCAAGTTTTCAACTTTAGAAAGTATCGCCGTAAAAAATGCAATTTTAGAAATATATTTACTAAAGTTTCGCACATTTCGCGTAAAATAATGTTATAATATTAGTGTGAAAGTAGGCTTTAATGCTTACTATTTGTGTTATAAAATCACCAACGGAGGCAGGGCGGGCGTGCGTTCTACCTCCTTACGCAGACGGGGAGAGGAACCCGCCAAGGGGGGAGTATAATATGCCGAGATACAACGCGCCAAACATTGATATTGAATATTGGACGAACGGAGACGGGCTCGAAGTGGTCGCGGCATGGGCTCGCCAAGGGTTAACCAATAAGGATATATCTGAGCGCATCGGAATAAGCGAACCAACTTTCTATAAATGGAAAGATAAATACATTAAGTTTTTTGAGTCCCTTAAATATAATAGTGACATCGCAGATGCAGCGGTAGAGAATGCACTGTATAGGAAGGCGACAGGATACGAGCTTACAGAGACAAGGGAAAGTATAAACGAAGACGGAAACACGACACACACACAAACGGTGAAAAAGGAATATGCACCGGACACCCTCGCGGCGTTCTTTTGGCTGAAGAACCGACAGCCGGAGCGGTGGAGAGACAAACCGCAGCCGGAGCCGGAAAACTCAAGCATGAGCAAAGAAGACTTTATAGAAGCAGTAAAGGGTGCGGCAGGTGCCTGGTCTGATGAATAGCTTCAAATGGCAGGCGTTCAGCCGTAAGCAACTGCAGTTATTGAGTTGGTGGACGGATGCAAGCCCTGTCAAGGATGCAAGCGGCATCATAGCAGACGGAGCAGTGCGAAGCGGTAAGACGGTCGCGATGCTGTGTTCGTTCGTTCTGTGGGCAATGTCGAGCTTCTCCGGGCAGAACTTCGCTCTGTGCGGGAAGACGGTCGGAGCGCTTCGCCGGAATGTCATAGGCGTTATGAAGCAGCAACTCGACAGCCTCGGCATCCGGTACCGTGACAGACGGAGCGAAAACCTCATAATAGTAACTTACGGCGGGACTACTAACAACTTCTACTTGTTTGGCGGTAAAGATGAAGCGAGCCAGGATTTAATACAAGGCATCACGCTTGCGGGCGTTCTGTTTGACGAAGTCGCACTGATGCCGGAGTCGTTCGTCAATCAAGCCGGGGCTCGGTGTTCTGTTGATGGTGCGAAAAAGTGGTATAATTGTAATCCGCGGCATCCGGGGCATTATTTTAAAATTAATTACATTGATAAGGCAGAAGAGCGAAATCTGCTCTATCTGCATTTTTTAATGTCGGATAACCTGACACTATCCGAAGCAACATTAAACGAATATAAGCGCAGCTTCAGCGGCGTTTTCTATGATAGAAACATCCGCGGGTTATGGGTGTCCGCAGAGGGGCGCATATACACATCATTCACGGAAGCAAACATATATAGCAAAGAGAAGTTTAAATCCGTTGATGAGTACGGACTGCACACCTGCCCGCTGTATAAAAACATAATAGATGTAACAATGGGCGTTGACTTCGGCGGCAATCACTCGGCGCACGCGTTCCAGTTAACCGGTGTAACAAAGAACTTCAAAGAAATCATAACGCTAAAAGAAAAGCGCATAGTAGAAAGCAAGGAAGGACTAACGCCGGAGCAGTTAGAGAAGAACTTTGTTCAATTTGTGAAAGAGTGCCGGCAGGAATACCCGAAATTGAGTTGCATATATTGTGACAGTGCCGAGCAGGTCTTAATAAGAGGGTTTAGAGCGGCGCTTGCAAAGGAAGGAATAGCAATTCCGGTGAGAGATGCGTATAAAGGCGCTGTAATAGACAGAATAGACTTATATATGATGTTACAAGGGCAAGGAAGATATTTAATACTTGATGACTGCAAAGAGACAATACAAGCGTTTAAAGAGGCACTATGGGACAGCAAGCACGACGACACAAGACTCGATGACGGCACAACGAACATTGACACACTGGATGCGCAGGAATACAGCACCGAGAAATACACAAGGGCGTTAATTAATGCGAGGTTAACATGATTGAGAGCGGAATAAAGGACTTTTTAAAAGTAAACGGTATAGGGGTTATAGAAGATGCCAACGCCGAGGGGTTAATTCTAACATGGCGACATTGGTATATAGGCAAAGTGCCGAATTTTCACGAGTATAAGGTGTATAACGGCAAAAAGCATATCCCGTGCGTAAGGGCTTCTCTCAACATGACGCAAGAGATTTGTAAGAAATGGGCTGACTTGTTACTCAATGAGAAGGTCTTTTTTTCTTGCACTGATGAAACAACCGGTGAGCATCTTAACAGACTATTAAAGCAAGTCAATTTTTGGGTGCGTGGTAATAACCTGTTAGAGAGTGCGTTCGGCGTTGGTGGTGGTGCGTTCATTCAATACTGGGACGGAACACAAACAAAGCAAGAATATGTTACTCAAGAGTTTATGCTGCCGGTATCATACGACAGTGGCGAAATGACGGAGGCGGTCTTTGTTTCCGATAAGGTCGTAGATGGTGATTTGTATATCTACATTCAGGCACACACCGAAGAAGAAAACGGGCATCAGGTTAGAAACTTCCTTTTAAAGAAAAAAGGAAAGAAATATATAGAGGCGGACGCTAAAACATATGAAGATGCCGGTTTTAACAGTGAAGGTGAGCAAGGGGCTGTGAAACTGTTTCAGGTTATCAGACCGAATGTAGCAAATAGGTTATACTTCAACTCTCCTTATGGCACATCAATTATAAGCGGTTGTGAAGACACTTTGCGCGCGTTAGATTGTGAATTTGACTCTCTCTATAATGAGTTTTTACTCGGGCGCAAAAGAATATTTGTTAAAAACGATTTAACCACCTATGCGCAGTCCGACACGGGAGAAAAAATACCCGTATTTGACCCTAACGATGGTGTATTTTACTCTCTCCCTGACGATGCCGAACATGAGCCGATTAAAGAAGTAAACATGGATTTACGAGTTGAACAACACACACTCGCAATAGAGAGGTGTTTAAGTGTTCTATCTAATAAAGTAGGCTTCGGTGCAGAGGGGTTCCGTTGGGAGAATGGGCGTATAAACACGGCTACACAGGTAATGAGTGAAAACTCTGACCAATACAGAACCGTTAAAAAACACGAAATACTTCTTGAAAAAGCGTTAATAGAAATGGCAAAAGGGTTGTTGTATGTAGAGTACACACACAACCCTGAAGCAAGCGACATTAATTTAGATGCCGAAATAACAGTTAATTTTGATGACAGTATTATTGAAGATACCGCAGAAATCAAAAAGCAAGCGTTATTAGACTTTAATTCAGGGTTAATTGATAGAGTGCAGTATTTTGTAGAAACAAGGGGAATGACCGTTGAAGAAGCGCAAAGATTTGTAGAAGAAATGCAGTCGAGAGTGCCGGAGGAGCCTGATGCCGAATGATACAGCAATCAGCGTTTGACATTTACTGCGAGCAATTAAATTCAATATACAGAAGCATTGAAACGGATTTAATTGTAAACATAGCGAAAAAACTAAACAAATATAACGGAATAAAAGGCTCATTGCAGTGGCAGATGGATAAATTAAGGGAATTATCGGATTTGCGAGCAGAAAACACTGCAATTTTTGACGGTTACAACACATACGGCACAATGTATGATGTGTTTTCCGGCGTTATGTTTGGAAACCTTGATTTTTCCGAAATAAACAGAGCGTACAATGCGGGATTATCGAAGTTAACAGCAGAGCAATTAAAAGCCTCTCCGTTGTTTAGAAATGCCGTAGAAATGGCACGCAGCGAGTTTAACGCCAATAATATTAAGTTAATACGAAACAACTCTTTAACAAGCGCAAATCAAGAGTTTATGAATATATTAAATCAGGTGTACATAGAGACAACCGAGCAAATATATGACTATAACACTTGTATTGCGAGAGCGTGTGGGAAGTTAGCGGATAAAGGCATCACTGCTGCACAATACCAAAGAAAAGACGGCGCAATTGTGAACTATTCCATTGAGGGAGTAGTTAGGCGTGATGTGATGACTGCATTAAATCAATTTGCTAACGATAGCGCTTTTAACTCCGCTAAAGAGATTGGCGCTGAATATGTGGAAGTATCACAACATTTTGGCGCTCGTGTAAATTTGTTAGACCCGATAGCAAATCACGCAGGGTGGCAAGGTTTTGTCTATAAAATTGAAGGTCATGACTCTAAATATAGAAATCTTGAAGAATCGACCGGATACCCGACAGACTATTTAGGATTAGGCGGTATTAATTGTAGACATAGGATGTTTCCTTTTTTCCCCGGAATTAGCGTAAAGAAACCCATAATGTACACTTTAGCGGATAACGAGGAACAACAGAAACTCGTTACAAAGCAACGGCGATATGAAAGGGCAATAAGGGAAACAAAGCGAGAAATAGAAGTATATAAAGAACTTGAAAATAAAGAGTTCTTAAAAAGCGCAAAAGAGAAACTAAACAGACAAGTTAAGAAACTTGACAGATATTGCCAAGAAAATGACTTAAAGCGTGATTTTTCTCGGGAGCGCATATACTTACAAGGAGGTAAAAAAAGATGACAGCTGTATTATTGGCATTATTCATCTTACAAGCAAACGGCGTTATTGTTCCTACATGGT